AAGTTGCATGTGTAATTCTAATTCATCCTGATTTTCAGGTAAATCTTCTGCTGGTATATTTGATTTTGATATGTTAGTGCCAGTCTTTTGTAATACATTTTGTATTATTGGTTGATTAATCATATCAAATTGCAAAGAAGACGCGTAATCTATTTTCTTTTTAAGAGATTCAGGATCTTGTGCAAACGCTCTTACATCATAAGTTTTTTGCGATATGCCATTAGCAACTATATCAACAAACTTTGATAATATAGGTACTGGGGTCCAATCTAAGTTTAAATAAGATAAATCCCCATTAATAGATAATTCATCTTTATATTTTTGTACAGATTGTTCACCTCTTGCATATAATCTTAATCTATTAAAATTATTCCAATGTGTTAAATATCTATTACCACTAGTTCTGCCTTGGTTAAACCATTCTTGTTCTATAGCACGAGATACCTGTAATCCATATTCTTCAGAAGCCTTAGTAGCATCATCTACAACCTGACTAGGGAAAGCACTATTTGGATTTGTGTATATATTCATTTACTTAATAATTTTTGATGTGGTTCCTTCATTATTATATTTTCTAAAACCTAAAGGCACAGACACTATTTCTCTTTTTTCAGTTGGCATATATTTATTTTTATTACAAGCCATTATTGCTAATCCTGAACTTATAGAAGCATCATGATTAGTTCTTTTATTTATATCAAATCTTGCCCAATCTTCTAGAGTATCCTGGAAGTACATTGTACCATAACCTGTTTCAGTTAATCCAATATAGTCTTCTATTTCAGTTTCTATTGCTGCAGCGTGCGCTTGTATTATATCTTGAGAGGAGTTTGGTATTCCCCCTATTTCTCTTTCTGTTGCTGATAATTTATTAAAAGATCTATCAGGTCTATTCATTGAATAACCTCTATAACCTCTTCTTTTAAAATGATATAATAATCTTGGTTTGTTATTCTCTGCTAAAATTGGCATACCGTAAAATATACAAGCCATCAATACATCTTCAAAAAATATCTCAGCAGTTTGAGGCCTTGATATATATTCTAAAAAGAATGTATTACTTGGAGCATCCTCCATTGAAAATTTTGTTCTACCGTGTAATGCTCCTTTAGATCCTTTACCATCCGTTGTTCCTGATATATCATAAGGGTCACATCCAAATGCGCCAATATGCTCATTACCAGGCCATTTCATATTATTTTTTGATATAATAACATTTTGCAAATGATATGGAGGAATCCAGGAAACCAAGAATCTACCACTTTTATTTGGGTAAAATATTACTTTTGTATCTTGGATACCACCTTCCCATTGGAAATTACCTCTAGTTAATATATTTGAATTCCTTAGATCATTATTATAATCAATTTGTTCATATATTTTTGTAAGGTTAAATAAAGATTGTTTCGTTTCATCTCTAAATGCGTGTTGTTCAGTTCTTGGGAACTGTCTATAATATTCATTTAATCCATCAGAATCAGTTTTTAAACCGTCAACCTCATTCTGCCAGTGTTCAATAACACCATAATCTATTTCATTTCCATCAATTCCTTTGACCGGGGTTTTTGGAGTGTCGAAGACAGGTATTCCATAAGTATCAATGAATCCCTCGTACGACCATTCCATAGGTATGAACAAACTATATAATCCTGAATTAGTCTGGCCGTTGCGGTTTCTTTTCGTGACATCTGAAGCATAATATAGTTTTTTAAAATTGTCCCCTCCTTTATCTAAAGCATTTGACGTTGATCCCATCATACACTTACCAATAATTCTACTACCTAATCTTAAACAGGTTTTAGTAACCCTCCAGTTATTTAATATATTATCAGGTTTTAACCATTTACCACTTTCATCATGAACTAGTAGTTTAAGTTTCTCCCCGTCATAAGAGTTATCCCCTGTATTCTTCCAGTCTATTGTTGTATCAAGTCCTTCAAGTTCTTCGGGATTTTCTTGACTATCTAATTTTCTTCTTGTAAATTTAGAAGCAGGCACTCTATATGCAAGTTCTGTTTTCGGTCTATCCATACCATCCTGGATAGGTTTAAAGAAGAAGGGATAGTTAAGAGAGATTGGAACAACTTTATCGGTAAACATTGTTTTAGCGTCTGCTCCTGCTTTTGATAAAATTCCAAATCTTGCATCGCTTGATATAGTTGCTTGATTAACCAACTCAGCAGATGACATAAAAGAAAACCCAGAACGTCTATTCTTTAAATAACACATTCCATAACATCTTGGATCTGCTTTACAGGCTTCCCAAAATATAAAAAATAATCTATTTGATTCTCTAAAGTCTGGGGCACCAACATCTATCTTGCTCCATTGTAAGTACATATAATGTGTACCAGTTATATATGTGGGGGTTCCATTATTGTAAAATGAGAAACCTTCTTCCCTGTGTTTAAATTCATTGTCAATATAATCATACCATTTTTCCTTGAAATAATCTGGATATTTATTCCAGTCAAAAACACTTTTTATTTTTTCAAGTTCTTTTGGTATTTTTAATTGCTCCCAGTATTGCTCTTCCTTCTTAATACTTCTTTTAAATGAATTATCAATCAATGGTAAAGCTATCCTTAAGTTTTGTATCTCGTATATTTCGCCAATCTTACCTGTTTTGCTAATAATAATTACATCATGCTCCTTATTATATCCATATTTCCATCTATTATAACGATTCTGTTGTTTAATAACAGATTGTTTAATATGGTTAGGTAGTATCTTATAAAGTGTTTGTTCGTACATTATTTAGATCTCCCTTCTGCAAAACCTTTAAATTGTTTTATTGTAGGATCTTTTTCTTCTTCTTCTAGCATACGGGTTTCATCCTGTATTCTACTAAGAATTTCAAAAGCATCAAATATAGCCAACTTTTTTGTTGCTGCTGCATTCTTTAATTTATCTGCTGATAAATCATCATCACCATTATCTAAAATAGCTTCTTCGGCAACTTTAATTAATTCAAGAACTGCTTTGTGCCCAGACTGGATTATAGCTAGTTTCGTTTCCTTTATATTCATATTTAATTACAATATCATTAGATTTCATACAATAAAGTCTTTGTCCATCAATAACAAAGTCAAATTCCCCGTAAGGAGTATAACCAACAAGATCCCCTTCGCGTATTTTAAGCGCTTCTAAGGAACTATTTCCGTATTTTAGTATACCAATAAGCTTTTGTTCTTTATCTATGTTTAAATAGTCCCTATTCTTAATTGGTTTAACAAAACATCTATCTCCAAATGCTTTCCATTTATCCGTATTTTTATATAAGTAGATTTGATCTAACTCACAAAAATATAAATCATCTTTAAAATATGATCTACTGTTTTTTTTATTACCTCTTATATCATAAAACACCCTAAAAACATTATGATGAATTAAAATTATATCACCAACTTTTATATCTGTTTTATATGCTAATGGAATTGCCACTACTTCTGCAAAATTATTTACAGACTTAAAGCTTTCAATCTTGGTATTTACTATTAATTCCTTATTATCAATCTTAACTTTGTTATTGTATCTTTCCCCTAAGGGTTTTACAATAAAAGAAAATACACTTCTCATTAATATTCTAAATCAAATTCAAGAGCAATAGCCATGGTAGGATAAAACTCTTTCCAAGGTTTAATTTCATCACCACTTTTTATATATATTATACAAGATTTATCCTCTTGTTTTAATATGTGAGTAATCTCATGGCCACCATATACTTGTTGTCCAATAGAGTAATGCATTGCTTCATTCTTATAATCAGGACCTATGCTTATCTTTCTATATACGTAATCCATTATTCAACCTTTTCTAGTTTAACTTCTTCTGGTTGACTTATATAAGTATAAGAGCCGTCTTCAATGTTAATATTAATATCTCCGTATTCTTTTTGCAATTCTGCTTTAAAGTCTTCTACTCTTTTGTTTACTTCTGCAATTTGATGCAAGAAGCCATGTTTTTGAGATTCCAATAACCCTATATTAGTTAATAGAGTATTCATATCTTTTTGTTGGTCTACAATAATTTTTAATTGCTCTTGTGTAATCTTGTTTGTGTTTTCCATTTTATTTAATTTAATTATTATTTAGTAGCAACGTATTGGAGTCGAACCAATTTAAGCGGGCTTATGAGACCCGTGAGATACCTTACCTCCCACCTGCTATTCCAATTTATGACAATGTCAATAAGTATTTTAATTTTGCTGTTTCACCAGATAATGATTGCGCTAAATTAGATATATCACCAAACTTTGCAGAATCACCATAAGCCTCTAAATCTTTAGAAAATTTCATTACTTCATCCGCAATTGTCATTGCATCTGCTTTTGGAGAAATAGGATCTATCTTTAATGATTGTATTCTTTTGCCGGTGTAACCCATTAATTTTTCTACTACATCATCTTTAAAGTCTTGTAAGAATTCATAGAATCCTCCTGTTGCTTTATGTTCCGCAAAACTTCTAGTCTCCCAATGAATCATGTGAATTTGTTCATGAAAGAACGCTAACTTACCTGCAATTTCTTCTGTTGTCATTTTATTTTATTTATTTATCGATATAATATTATACTTGTTGCAGGTATATTTACTGCACTTGTAATTTTTGTTACTATTATAGGTAAAAATGTACCCTCATTAAGTCCAGAAAATGTAGTATCAGAACTATCTCCCACCAATCTAACGGTTATAGATGCAGCACTAGCACTTACTGTAAATGCCCCAATGTACACTGCCGAAGGAACCGTTGCGGTTGTTGGAAAATTACTTAAAGTTTGCGATATTGTTCCAAAGTCTGGTTGATTACCATATTGTCCCATAATTTATTTTTTAAATATTCTATTGTATATTGTTTGTTTTTTTATAGGTACTTCTAATACAGTATCCCCGGGATAACTATAATCATTACCTGGATGCATTACTTTTGAATTACCTTTATTATCAATACCTAAAACGGGAAATTCCACATTTTTCATAGTGATTTCCCCGCTAGGTATTACATTATAAGGTCTATCTTTATCAGGACTATTTTTTTTATAACCTTTTACAGATAGATTTTTCATCTAATCTTATTTTTTATTAAGTTTTGCTTTACCTAAAGATACTAAAATATCTTTTTGTGAACCAGATAATTTATCAGGAGAAGTTCCACCACTAGTAGCATTATAAAGACTAGCATTAGCAGTTTGTCTTTTGGTTACATCAGCATTACGATTTGCAACATTTTTGTAAAAAGATTCATTACCTCTAGAGTTCATACGTTCCTCTTTTACAACGCCTCCTTTAGAATTTAATTCTCTAACATAAGACCCAGCTTTTACAACTTTGTGCATTGGTAAGTTTGGAGAAGCTTCACCTGTTATTTTTTCAACTTTTATTCCCTCAGGAGTAGCCCCAGCTACTCTATTTTCAGCAAGTTTATGTTTACCTTTATCGTACTCTTTTGTAAGTTCTATTTCTTGTTTGAAAGGACTAGGAAGTCCGTAGCCTGTTTTAGGGTTATTACCTCTACCAGGGTTTTGTGTATACGCCATTTTAATTTGGTTTATTATTTAATACTCTTTTATAAATAACTTGTCCTGGATAATCACTAACAATATCCGCGACCATTGTGTCTTGATCAATAAGAATAAATTTTGTTATAGATAAAAAATTATTTGGTTCAAATAAAGATTCAATATACAAACTATTCTTTTTAATTTTGTGTCTTAATATTTTAAGTTCTCTACCTGATGTAGAAGAAAACTCTGATATTGTTAATTTGTTTCCATCCGTTATTTTAAAAGTTATTTCGCCAGCTTCACCATTGGAAGTCCAGTCTCCCTCTAAAAATTTTGATGTCATTTTTTGGGCATTGCTAGTAAAAACACCTAAACACACTAATAATACTAATACTTTTTTCATAATATATTTAATTAAAGTTATATAATATTATTATTACGCGTATTTATTGTTTTTTATAAGCCTCCATTTCCCAAGGAAGATTCTTTGCCCCTTCTTTCATTTTAGAACGTGGATATTTCTTACCTTTCCAAATAACGTGTGAATCTGTATAATCAAGATCTCCACGTTTCATTTGATCTATATGTACTTTCTCGTGTGATATAGTTTTATTCTTTTTTAATTCTAAAGGAGATATATTTTTATTCACTAATATAGTTCCATTAGATTGCGCCATACCTAAAATATTGCCGTCCATATCGGTACTATATACAGGTGTATTATCCACATTATATGGAAACCCTTTCATCTTAAAAGACATATAAATAATAAATATTATTAAATTCCCTATAAAAATATATCTATAGGGAATTTAAATTAATATTATGC